ACTATTCCCAACAAGGGTAAGGCCTTGATTCTTTAAGTCAAATGATGAACCATCGGCAAATTCAATATGACTCATATCAGGACTTCCTAGATGACTTTTAATTATTATTCCTTGATTCTGTTCTTCTCCAATGTAGATATGCAAATCAGAGCCGACAGCTTTAAATACAAGATCATTAAGAGTTATTCCCTCTCCAAAAACTATTTTATCATTTTCTTCACACTCAATAGTATCTAATCCATCCCCTCTATTATAGACATAACTATTTCCACCTCCTGTGGAATTGCCACTAAGAAAGTTGTCATTTCCTGAACTGCTAATATATGTACTTGCTGTATCTCCAACATATACTGTGTTATCTCCAGAATTTAGTTCATATGTTAACCCCTGTTTTGTTAAGTCAATAAAACTTCCATCGGCAAACTCTAATTTTTCAATAGCCCATCGTCCAAAATTCCTATCAATTTGATCTTTAATCCGAATACCTTGAGATTTATCTCCATTTATATAGATAATCACATCTGCATTTTCACAACAGAACGACAAATTACTCTGTGTAATACCTTCTCCAAATACAATTTTATTATGTCCATATTCTTCTTCCTCTATGGTATCAAAGCCATCTCCAAGATTGTAAATATAGGTATCGTCGCCAACACCTCCATATAAGGCATCATTACCTTTTCCACCAATAAGAACATCATCACCCGCATATGTATAAATGGTATCATTCCCTTTGTTGCCATATATTGTTTCTCCATAGGATGAACCATATACAGTATCGTTTTTGTCAGTTTGTTGATATGCTAGATGAGACATCATTGAGGTTAATTTAAGTACGGAACCATCAGCGAATTCTATGGATTCTACTGGCCATCCTTGTCCTCCAATTTGGCTTAAAATTTTAATACCTTGGGCTCTGTCATTGTTTAAGTATATTAATACGTTAGAGTCATCAATTTCAAAAGACAAATCATTTTGCGAAATTTCTGGGCCAAAAATAATTTTATCTACCCCACTAGTATCTTGAATGGTATCTAACCCATCGCCTCGATTATATATATATGTATCATTTCCAGCTCCTCCCTCAAGCTTATCATTTCCTTTACCTCCAACTAAGATATCATTACCGGCATTTCCCCTTAAAGTATCATTCCCAGATAAACCATATATAGTATCATCATAAGCTGTGCCATCAATGTTATCATCTTTTTTAGTTTGGATAAAAATTAATCCATTTTGAGTTAAATCAAATATTGAACCGTTTGAAAATTCTAAAGCTTCAATTCGATACTGTTCATTAGAAAAATGATTTTTTATTCTAATTCCTTGGCTTGTACTATTATTAATATAGATTAATAAATCATTGCTATCTTTTGACAATGCCAAGTCACTAAAAGAGATACCTTCTCCAAAAAGAATTTTATCATTTCCATAATTCTCGGTAATGGTATCTAAACCATCTCCTAAATTATATATATAAGTATCATCTCCACTTTTTCCGTTTAACGTATCATTACCGGTACCACCTGTTATAATATCACTTCCTTCTGTACCAGTGATAGTATCATTATTAGAAGTACCAACAAGAGTTTGACCAAAAGTTGGAGCTTCTGTTCCCTCAATATGTTCAATTATATTTAAATTTGTACCGTCAGCAAACTCAATCGTTTCTACTTTTGAATTTACAT